CCATTGACGAGCTGAGCAAGCGCGGCTTTGGTGAGGCCCTTTACAGCACCCTGACCCCCGAGCAGCGTCAGGCCACCCTCATTCTGAAGGACGCCGACGAAATGGGCGAAATGATCGCCCGCCGCGAGGAGGCTATGGCCGCCGAACTTCTGAGGACGAACGGCTACGTCATGCGGCATTACGCTGACGACCTCAGCAAGTACGACGAGAAGGAGATCCGCTTTTATTCCGGCGGCTCGAACCCCGCGATCTACACCCCGACCAAGGACTGGGACGACGAGGCTGCCACCATCATCGACGACATCGCCGCTATGGCCCGCCTGCTCACCGCTCGCGGCCTGCCTGCGACCGACCTGATCGTCGCCCCCGACGTCGCCGATGCCATCCTGTCCAACCCCAAGATCCAGAAGCTCCTCGACATCAGGAACTACAACATCGGCACCGTGGATCCCGTGGAGCTCCCGGCCGGCGCCGCCAGAGTGGCCGTCCTGAACATCAAGGGGCGCGTCATCAGCGTGTACAGCTACGACGAGACCTATGAGAACGACGCCGGCACGGCCACCCAGTACATCCCCGCCGGCTATGCGATCCTCACGGCTCCCGCAGCCGGCCGCACCCTTTACGGCGCCGTCTCGCAGGTCGAGCAGTCCGACGGTCTGTTCCACACCTACACCGGCCGCCGCGTGCCCAAGTATATCTCCAGCGCAGAGGGCAACACCCGCAGCCTGACGCTCACGAGCTGCCCGCTGCTGATCCCCAACAACAAGAACGCGTGGATCTCCGCGCAGGTAATAAAGGAGCTAAAACCATGATCAAGATCATCGCGGGTACCTTCGGCTATTTCAACGGCCGAAAGGTGGTGCCCATCACCAGCGCAGACGGCCCGATCGAACTGGACGCGGCTCTCGAGCAGCGCCTCGTCAGCAAGGGCGTGGCCGCCTACGTCAGCAAAACAGAGCAGCCGGCCGAAGGCTCCGGGCTGCCCACATACGACAAGAACATGAAGCTCGTGGAGCTTCAGGAAATCGCCAAAGCCTACGGAGTCGACGCTTCCAAGATGAAGGCCAAGGCCGAGGTAATCGCAGCCATTGAGGCGGCCAAGGCCGCCAAGGGCTCCGAGGCGCCGGAGGATGAAGATCCCGAGGACGAGACCGACGAGGAAGTCGACGACGGGGAGCTCCCTCCTGCCCTCGGCGCCGCAGATCCCGTATGAGCTTCAAGGACATGGTAGCGCGTGACCGGGCCGTGTTCCTGAACATCGACGAGCTCGGTGAGGAGCACAGGATCGAGGGCCGCACGGTGACGATCGTCATCGACAACGACGCCCTGAAAGAGCGCCAAGGAGGGGCAGAGCTGAGCGTGGCAGAGTCCTCCCTGCTGTTTTATGCAGCAGAGGAGGATCTGCCTCCGCGCAAAGCACCCGGCGCCAGCATGAACGTCGACGGCCGCGAGTACATCGTGGACGACTGGGGAGTCGACGCCGGCATCGCCACGGTCGCGCTAAGCCAGACCCGGCAAGTGTAAGGAGGTGCGCCAGTGTCAATAGTAACCAGCATCGAAACGATCCGGGAGTGGCTCGAGAAGAACGTCTGCGCAGCAGTACGGCTCAAGCTCCCGGACGACAACGCAGTCGACGCCTCGTACCCATACCAACTGGTAAACCCCGCAGCCTTCTCCCTGTTTGTGCCGTCGTCTGATCGGCTGCCGCCGCACGTCCCGGCCCCCGTGCCGTCGGTGTGCGTGCAGCTTATTGAGGGCGTCGACACCATGATCGAGAGCGCCCGGAAGATGCGGATCCGGCTGTACTTCAGCGCATGGGATCCGGGAACACACGGGCCGGACTACTTCAAGCCAAAGAACGACGGGAGCGGCGGCTATATCCAGTGGTACAACGACGAGGCCCGGGCCTACTTCAGGAGATCGGGTGACGGCTGGATGGATGCGTGGAACTTTGTGGACACGGCCATCCGACTGATCGAAAACGCTGAATACCTGAACGGCCTGCGCGTCGTAAAGGAGGACGGGATCAAGTTCGGGCCTATGGCCGAGCAGGACAGCGTCCCGGACTACTACCCCTATTGGTTTGCGTGGGTGGAGCTGGCCTTCGAGGAGGCAACAACCCGCAACCCGAAGGAATACAACGAGTTTTTGTGAGCAGCCCCGGAGGCTGCTCAAATCTTAACAAGGAGGAAAAGCAAATGGCCAACGAATACCTTTACGGCGCGTATGGGCATATCGGTGACACCGTGGCACAAAGCGCCGTGCAGGCCGGCACGATCCCCGTCTATGTGGGGACGGCGCCGGTCAATCTCATTCGGGGCTATGCAGACGCCGGAGCAATAAACGTCCCGGTGAAGATCGTCAACCTGCTCGACGCCCAGCGAAAGCTCGGGTACTCGAGCGACTGGGGCACCTTCACCCTCTGCGAAGCCCTGACCGCGCACTTCGACAACCCCCTCGGGAACATCGGCCCGATCTACATGATCAACGTGCTGAACCCCGAGATCCACAAGAAAGAGGACGAGACCACCAAGAGCCTCAGCTTCACCGGCGGCCGCTGCGAGTTCAAGAGCAGCACCATCATTCTCGACACGCTCGTGCTGGCCGACAAGGTGGAGGGCACCGACTTCGTGGTGGACTACAACTTCACCAAGGGAGCGGTTATTATCAGCAGCGTCGACGCAGACGCGCCGCTCACCGGCACCATCGTGGCAACATACGACGAGGTGGACATCGGGGAGGTCGAGCCCGAGGACATCATTGGCGGCATCACGGCCGGCGGTGAATACTCCGGCCTCGGATCCATCGCCCTGCTCTACCCCGAACAGTACGCGGTCGCCAACCTGATCGCGGCTCCCGGGTGGAGCGACATTCCTGCCGTCTACAATGCTATGATCGCGGCCAGCGCCAAGATCAACGGGCACTGGGACGCCTTCGCCGTCGCGGACATCCCTCTGACGGCCGCCGGCGTGGCCGTGGACACCATCGAAAAGGCAAAGACGTGGAAGGCTTCCAACGCCTACACCAACGAGCGCACCAAGGTCTACTGGCCGCAGGCGATCGACAGCCTCGGCCGTGTGTTCCACCTGAGCACTCTGGCCGTGGTCGAGTTCATGCGCGCCGACTTCTCGCACAACTCCGTCCCGATGGAGACGTGTGGCAACAAGGCGATCCCGGTGATCCGTCAGTTCTTCGGGGCCGGCAGCAGCAACCGCGGCTTCGACCAGCAGACGGGCAAAGAGCTCACCAGCAACGGCATAAGCACGGCTGTCGCGTGGGGGGGCCAGTGGGTATTGTGGGGCAACCACACCGCGGCCTATATCTACGGGGCCGACGTGGATCCGCGCGGGATCTTTGACGTGTCCATGCGGATGCTCATGCACATCACGAACAGCTTCCAGCGCGAATGGTCGCCGGAAATCGACGAGCCCATGACCCGGGCCCTGAAGGATCGGATCCTCAACCGCGAGCAGGAAAAGCTCGACGCTCATGTGAGCATGGGCGCGCTGATCGGCACGCCGGCGATCCTGTTCCTCGAGTCCGAGAACCCGCAGGGCGACATCATGAACGGAGACTTCCGCTGGGACATTCAGGTAACGCCGACCCCGCCGCTCAAGAGCGCGAGCGTCTACGTCGCCTATACCGACGCCGGCTTCTCGGCGTACTTTGAGGGAGGTGAATAACGATGTGGCTCGATCTTAAAGGCCCAATACTGGCCAACACAGTCTACTCCAACGGCGTGCTCGTGGCCAAGGGTGTGACCGTCACGCTGCCGAGCGTGACCCCCATGACCGCCGATTACAGGGCGATGGGAACCGTCACCCTCCCCATGCCCGGAGTGATCGAGGCGATGGAGGCGTCAATCACAAAGATCGGCGTCGACCTCGGCCTTCGTTCCCTCCTGAAGCTGGAGAGCACGACGCTCGAGTTCAGATGGGCGCAGGACGTCAAGAAGTCCGACGGCAGCTCCAAGGTGGAAGGCTGCAAAGCCTTTGTTCGCGGAGTGCCGAAAGGGATCCCGGGGCTCTCTGTTGACCCGGGCAGCACGTCGGAAAACGAGGTGACCATCGCGGCCACCCGCTACCAGCTTTTTGTCGACGGCGAGGAATACTGGCTGATCGACCAGCTCAACCAGATCATGAAAATCGGCGGGACGGACTACGCCAAGGACATCGTCAGCTTCCTGTAAAACCGGCCCAACCAATAAGCAAAGCACCGCCTCCGAACTCGGGGGCGGTGCCCTATTTTAGAAAGGAGTTTTCCCATGAAAAAGACCTTAACACTGAGGAACCCGATCAAGATCAACGGCAAGAGCGTCGGGAAGCTCACCCACGACGCCAACGAAATCACCGCCCAAATGTTTGCGGAAGCTGACGCCTCGAAGATGAAGGCATCCGGCTCCACGGGTGGCAACCTGTCCGGGGCCGTCGAGCTCGACTACGGCCTCCACCTCTACCTCGGCTTCATGGCGATCAAGGCCGTCAACCCCGAATACGACCTCGCGGATCTCGAAAGGATCCACGGCTACGACGTGATGGAGGTTATGAAAATCGGGAGAAATTTTATTACTTCTCGGCAGGTGGAGGGCTCCAACCCCGACAGCTCCGACGAGCAATCCGAGACTACGCCCGAGCCTTTAGCACCTCCGTCCGAGACATCGGAGAACGAAGGCTAACCGACTTTTTAGTCGACTGGGGCGAAGCGGTCGAGGAGGCCAAGGAGGCCGAGAAGAACCGACCCAAATATAAACCCCCGCCAATTAAGCACAAGCGCGGAAGGAGGTGAGCGGAGTGGCGAAAAACAAGGTACTGGAAGCGGTGGTCGACGTTGCCGGCAGTATCGACCCATCACTGGGCAAGGCCATAGAGGGCGCAACCAAGAAGATCGGCGGCCTGAACATAAAGGCCCTCGCGGTCGGCGCTGCTATGGGCGGCATTGCGGTCGCAACGGGCAAGGCGGTGTTGGAGGCCGGCAAGTACCTCAAAGACCTCGGCGCTGCCTTCGATGGAGCCACCGACGCCATCCGCATAGGCACCGGCGCCACTGGCGACGCGCTGGACGGCCTGCTCGACGACTTCGACGAGGTTTACAAGAGCGTCCCGACTTCGATGGAGGACGCCAGCAAGGCGATCGCGGACTTCAACACCCGCCTCGGGCTCACGGGCCCGGAGCTTCAAGACCTATCCAAGCAGGCGCTACAAGTCAGCGACATGCTGGGCGACGACCTCGACGGCGTTATAAAAAACAGCTCCCAAGCCTTCCAGCAATGGGGACTTGACGCCGCCGACATGGGCGACGGCATGGACTTCATCTTCAAGGTGAGTCAAAGCACAGGCATGGGCTTCACCAGCCTCATGACCAACATGCAGCAGTTCGGCCCGCAGCTCCAAGACATGGGCTACTCGTTCGAGACGGCTGCCGTGCTCATGGGCCAGATGGAAAAAGCCGGCGTAAACACCGAGGAGGTGCTCGCCGCCATGAAAAAAGGCGTCACCACGCTGGCCAAGGAAGGCATCAGCGCGGCCGACGGCATGGCCATGTACTACGAACAGATCAAGAACGCCGGGACGGCCGCAGAGGCCACGGCCATCGCCTCCGAGATCTTCGGGGCGCGGGCCGGCTCCACTATGGCCTCGGCGATCCGGGACGGCTCGCTGGCCGTGGGCGACCTGACCGCATCCCTCAAGGAGAACGGCGAGACGATAGCCGGCGCGGCCGACGACACCTATGACTTTGCCGAGCGGCTCCAAGTGATGAAGCAGGGGCTCGAGGTAGCCCTGAAACCTATGGCGAACACGGTGTTCGACGGGCTCAACAAGTTCATGCCGGTGCTTCAAAAGCTCATGGAAAAGATCATGCCCGTCATCAGCAACACGGTCGAGGCATGTATGCCGTTTGTCGAGGAGTTTCTCATGGGGGCGGCTGACGTTCTGGAGGATCTCCTGCCCCTTCTGGCCGATCTGGCGGCCGACATCTTCCCGATCCTGACACAGCTCGCGTCGCAGCTTCTCCCGCCGGTGCTTGAACTGGCGAAGGCGCTGCTCCCGCCGCTCATGCAGATCGTGGAGGCAATACTCCCGCCGATCGCTGGGCTGCTGGCCACCATCCTCCCGATGGTGGTGCAAATTGCGAACATGGTGCTCCCGGTGCTGGCCGAAATGATTGCGGCCCTCATGCCGGTGATCGCGCCTCTGCTGGAGGTGCTGCTCCAAATTGTAAACGATGTGGTCATGCCCCTGCTGCCTGTTTTTATGCAGCTTGTAGAGGCCCTGCTGCCACCAATTCTGACCATGCTCGACGCTCTGGCGCCGATCCTCGAGCCAGTCCTCAGCCTCCTGAAGCCGATCGCCGACGTGCTTGCCACGATCGTCGGATGGATCGCCAAGGTCGTCGGCTGGGTAGCGGACGGCCTGAGCTGGGTGGTGGGCCTGTTTACCGGCGACGCAAAGAAGCCGGACGGCTATGCAACGGGCGGCTTCACGAAAGGGCCGTCGATAGCCGGCGAGGATCCGCGGTACCCAAACGAGGCGGTCATTAGCTTCAACCCCGCGTACCGCACGCAAAACCTCGAATACTGGGCGCAGGCCGGGCAAATGCTCGGCGCGTCGGACTCGGGGGGCTCGGAGCTGCTCAGCGGCAGCGCCGGGACGACCGTGGTCTACGACCTGTCCGGCCTCTCCTTCTCTCCGAAGATCGAGGTCAAGGGCAACGTGGACGACGAGGACGCACTGATCAAACGACTGAAGGAACTGGAGCCGGAGTTTGTCGACTTCGTGCTCGAAGCACTCGCAAAGAGGGAGGGGGGCGCCTATGTCACAGCAGACAGCCGGGTATATTGAGTACACCGCGCAGGCCGGGGACACGTTCGACAGCATCGCCCTCGTTGCATATAACGAGGAGCGCATGGCCACGACGATCATCGGCGCCAACCCCGTCCTCGGCGACGTGTTAATTTTTGAGGGGGGCGAGCTGGTGCTGATCCCGATCGTGGAAGCAGCCACCACACCCGACACGCTCCCACCGTGGAGGCGATGACCATGAAGATCTTGTACGAGGGCACCGACATATACCCCGAGATCAGCGTGAACCGCTGCTTCCACGACATGTACGGCGAAAAGCAGAGCGACGAGCTCCTGCTGCGCCTGAACGACACCCGGCAGCTATGGGACGTCTGGCAGCCAAAGGCCGGCGACACCGTAGCGGTCGAAGATGGAGAGGCCAAGACCGGCAAGATGTTCATAGAGAGCGTCGTCCCCGAAAGCGGGCTGGTCACTCTCCGGGCTTTTTCCATGCCGCAGTCAGCCAAAGACAAGCGGAACAAGTCGTGGGAGAAGGTGAAGCTCCTCCAGCTCGGCCAAGAGATCGCAGCGCGCCACGGGCTCGCCTTCGAGCAGTATGGTGTCACCGATCAGCTTTACGAGTATGTGAACCAAAGCAACCTCCCCGACTTCGCGTTCCTTCAGCAGCGATGCACTCTCGAGGGCGTCGCCTTTCTCGTATACGACGGCAAGCTCGTCATGTACGACGAGGCATACCTCGAGCAGCAGGCGCCCGCCAAAACCGTGAGCATCACGCCGGCCAGTGAGTTCGAGTACCGCGACGACGAGGTCAACGCCTACGGCTCGGCCGAGATCGTCAACGGCAATATAACCGGCACATTCACGGCACCCAACGGCGGGGCCAAGGTGCTGCGCAAGGTCATCCCCATACAGATGACCAGCCAGACCGAGGCCGACCGCTTCGCTCGCTCGCTGCTGAGGGACGCAAACAAGAACGCGACCACCGGCACGCTATGGACGACGCTCATGCGCGACTACGCGGCCGGCAGCGTCACGGAGATCCAGACGTCGGGCGCCCAGTCGTGGGACGGCCCGGCGTTTATAACAAGGCTCCGGCACGACTATGTAAAGGGCCAGAGCAAGGCATATTTTAGGAAACCACTGGAGGGATATTGATGGCCACAACCGATCAGATGATACAAAAGGGCACGATCTCCACGATCGAGGGATCCACCGACAGAAACGGCAACAAGACCAAGGCCCGGGTGCTCCCGGGCACGGCCGACCGATCCGTCACCCGCCCCCTGACGATCCCGTGGTGGCTGCGCGGAAAAATGGGAAACCTCGCGCCCGGCGTCGAGGTGGCCTTTGCTCTTTTCGAGGACTCCAGCGGCGTCATACTCACGAGGATGGACGGCGACTGGGACGGCTTCGTTCCCGGAGACGTGGAGGTCGACGGCAACATAAAGCTCAAGGACATGGAGAGCAGCAGCGTGAGCAGCTACAACGGCCACACACACAGCGGCGTGCAGGGCGGCTCAGGCAACACTTCCACGCCGACATAAAGGAGGTGCAATACTATGGCGACAATGGCCCAGTGGAACGGCAAGAGCTGGGAGGTGTCAAGGAGACGGATCGCCGCCCTTAGCGGCGTGTCCGCGTCGGTCAAGCTCAAGACCGGGAACAACGACGACGCAGCAGGATCCCCGCCGACAAGCCCGAAGGGGCTGGAGCTTCAGAACCTCGCCTTCGACTTCACGGTCGGATCCGCGGCCGGCGTCGACGTGCGCAGCGAGTACGAGTCGTGGGTGGGTATGCTGGGCGACTCTGCCCCGTTCTACCTCGGCGGCCGGCGCTTCGGCCCGGAGAAGGTGATGCTCACCGGCGTGAGCCTCGACGGCACCACGCTCAACGACTTCGGCCAGATACTTCAGGGCAAGATCTCGATCACGCTGACCGAGGACGCTGAGGAGGCGTCGGCCAAAAAGGGCGGCACCAGCGGAAGCGGATCCTCGAAGTCGACAGCGAAGGCGAAGGGCGCTCCGGCCGTGTCCACCTATTCGGAGCTCGGCATCAAGTCGTCGGCTGCTGCGGTCGGCCCTTCGGCGTCCGATAAGGCGGCGCTGAAGCCTGCCAACACGCAGCTATCTCAGTAAGCGAGGTGATCCGATGAAAGCCAAAGGCAACGGCACGCCACAACAGTGCGTGCAAAACTTAATCAAGACAACCCGCGGAGAGGTGCCGTATGAAAGGATCAAGGGGATCGGCGCCTCTGTTATCGACAGGCCGGCCGAAATGGCCGGGCAGATGCTCCGCTCGGACATCGAGTTCCTGATCAAGACCTACGAACCGCGGGCCGATCTCAGGAGCTTCGACCTCACGGCTCTGGCCGCCGAGGTCGGCGGCTTCCAGATCGACGTCGAGATCGAAAATAACGAGTGAAGGAGGTGGGCGAATTGGAGACCACCGACATCTATGGCGAGGACATTCACCTCGTCGAAATAAATGCGGCCACGATCTACACCACGATCATCCGGGCGCTTGAGACCGGCGTGAGTGAGCCCCTGTACCCGGGCGACGAGCGCAGGATCTACGGCGAGGCGGTCGTGGCCGTGGCCGTGGCTATTTACAACTCGCTGGACGACGCAGCGCGGCAGACGCTTCTCAGGTACGCCCGGGGCACAGTCCTCGACGCCATCGGGGAGCGCACCGACACCCCGCGCCTGATCGGCAAAAACGCCACGACGACCATGCGCTTCGCGCTGACCGTTCCGCGGGGCGCAAACATCATCATCCCCAAGTGGACAAAGGTCACGCCGGACGGCGAGAACTATTTCACCACCGACGAGGTCGCCGTCCTTCAGGCCGGGGCCTACTCGGTGGACATCCCGGCATCCGCGGCCGGCCCGGGCGTGAAGTTTAACGGCTACGCACCGGGCACGATCACGACGCTGGTCGACCTGATCCCCTACATCGAAAGCGTCACCAACCTCACGGCCACCGTCGGAGGTGACGACGGAGAGCCATACACGACGGCCGGGGACAACCGATACCGCGAGCGGATCCGGCTGGCGCCAGCCAAGCGATCGACGGCCGGCCCGGAAACGGCATACATTTACTGGGCCATGACGGCCGACGCCGACATCGTCGACGTGAAGGCGGTCAGCGCAACCGAAACCATAAACCGCACGCTGGGCGTCGCCGCCGGCACGGCATACAAGGGCGGCGCGCACCTGCTCCCCGACACCCTGAAGGTCTACGCACACGGCGAGAGCGAGCCGGCACCCGAGGACGACTACGCCGCAAGCTACGAGGACGACATGCTGACCATAGAGATCGCCGGCGGTGAACTCGCCGGGCAGACGCAGCTCGACATCGAGATCGACCAGACCCGCGAGGGCTGCGTGAAGATCGTCGTCCTGCTCTCCGGCGGCGAGCTGCCGGACGCCGACACACTGGCCAAGGTGCTCGATGCCGTCAATGCTGCGGACGTCAGGCCGCTCACCGACAACGTGAGCGTGGCAGCGCCCGAGCAGGTGCCCTACGACATAAACCTCAAGTATTACACCACCAAGGCCAACGAGTCGGCCGTGGTGGCAAATGTCGAAGGCTCGAACGGGGCCATCGTCCGCTACAACCAGTGGCAGGTCGCAGCCCTCGGCCGCGACGTCAACCCCGACCAGCTCCGCAGGCTGATCCTGTCCCCTGACTGGGGAGAGGGCCTTGTTGGCGCGATCCGCGTGGACGTGATTGAGCCCGCACACATCGAGGTCGCTGACACGGCCGTCGCCAAGTGGAGCGGACACCTCACCGTCACCCACGAGGTCGTCAGGGAGGTGATCTGATGAAGTTATCGGACGCCGAGATCCTGAAGCTGCTCCCCGCCTTCATGCGCGAGGACGAGGCGGTCAAGGGGCTGGCAGCCGGCACGGACACCGTCACCAAGCAGCTCACGGCCCGCCTGAAGCTGCTGAGCAGGTGGAACCAGATCGACAAGATGACCGACGCGGAGCTCGACGAGCTCGCGTGGGAGCTCAACATCCAGTGGTACGACAGCACGGCGATCCTCGCGGTGAAGCGGGCCGTCATACGAAACAGCGACCGGGTGTATGCAAAGCTGGGCACCAAGGCGGCCGTCGAGCAGATTGTGACCGACTACTTCGGCACCGGCGTGGTGCGCGAGTGGTGGGAATACGGCGGCCAGCCGCATCACTTCAAGGTGCTGAGCGACAACCCGGAGCTCACAAACAATAACCTCGGGCAGTTCCTCGCCCTGCTGGAAGTCGTAAAGCGTAAGAGCTCGCGGCTCGACGCGATCCTGATCAGCCTCACCGGGGAAATGTCGCTCTATTCCGGCATGGGCGCCCGGGATCATTCCCACGAGCGCCATGTCATGGGCATGGACGAGACGTTCCTCTACCACGCCGCGATCGTCCACGCCAACGACCACGAGACCATCACCATAAAGGGAGGTATGTAACCAATGGCAGCATTTATCAACAACGACCTGACCAACGCCGGGCTCATAGTGCTGGCGAAGGGGGCCGGCGGGCAGCAGATCAACTACACCCGCATCGTGCTGGGCGACGGCTATCTGGAGGAGGGACAAACGCCCCGCTCCCTCACCGACGTCGTCAGCCCGGTCGTGAGCCTCGACATCACCAAGCTGACCGTCAACGCCGACGGCACCGTGGCGGTCGGCGCAGTATTCACCAACAACCAGCTCCTCGACGGCTTTTTCTACCGCGAGCTGGGCCTCTACGCCGAGGATCCTGACCCGGCGATCGGCGAGGTGCTCTACTGCTACGGCAACTGCGGCGACCTCGCCGAGTGGATCCCGCCGACCGGCGGCGCGACGATCGTGGAAAAGACCATCGACGTCGTCACCGTGATCGGAACGGCCACGAACGTGACCGCGTACATTCCGGCCGACGCCTATGCCACAAAAGAGGACTATGACGACTACCGGGCGATCGCCCTCGCTGCCCGAGACACAGCGGACAGCGCGCTCGCCACAGCCGACGAGGCCGTGCTCATTGCGGCCAACGCAGCGGCGTCCGTGGTGGCACTCCAGAACGCCACCGCACAGAACACCTCGAAGGTCTCGACACTATGGGACGCGGTTTTCAGCGACATCACCGCCAACCCGTTCCAGCTAACCTTTGCCGACCTCACCGGCATCACGATGACCCACGGCGTCTGGAACGCGGCGCTTCAGCGGCTTGAGTGCTAACCCTCACGGCTATACACCGATACCGCCGGGGGAGGCGTCCTGCATCATAGCGAACCTGTTCGTCGAGCTGGCGCCGCCGTGCCCGTGCCCTGAAGGCATGATAGTCATACAGGGCACAGCATACGACGGATCCGGCGCCCGGGTGACGATCCAAGGGAAGGAGGTGCGATACTATGGGAAGCAACGGACACTCGCGGCAATTCGATCGGGCAAGTGTAGGCAGTCCACCTTATGGCCGCGATAAGCTCCCGGAAATGGAGGTGATCGTCGAGGCCAAAAAGCTCGAGCGCCACACCCTGATCCTGACGAGCAACGAAAAGCGGTACCCCAAGAAGTACCGCATCACCTTCGTGAACAGGCTCCAAGAGGAGGCCCTCGACATCACCGGCGATCTCATGGAGGCCAACGACCTGCTGCTGGCCGACGACGTGGAGCGCGAGCTCCGCTTCAGGGCGCAGCGGTCGGCCCTCCGTAACTGCCGGCGCCTAATCCACCACATCGAGACATCGCACGACATGGGGATGATAGACGCCGACAGCTTTGAATACTGGGCGAAGCTGGCCAACAATGTGAGGAATATGGCCGCCGCATGGTATCAGTCAGATAAAAAGCGGGCCGCGAAGCTCGACACTCAGAAACGGCAATAGCAGCCCGTGGGGTACGCCTTGTCACGCGCCTCGAACTCGTACAACGTGCGCAACGTCAACACCGATGGCACGCTGAACAACAACAACGCCTACAACGGCAACAACGGCCTTCGCCCCGCTCTGATGGAAAGCTCGACCTATTAAGCCGAAAGGCTGAACGCTATGCACCATCATCAAAGGAAGGCGTATCCCTACCGCGCCCGGCTGGCCATGTGTCTGGCTGGCGGGCAGGTTAAACACAGGACTGCCGATGCCTGAGCGACGCACACAAAGCGCGGCCGCGGCTAAGAAACGGCAGGGATTTTTATGGCTAACATCGTAACCGATTTTTATAGCCTTTACCGGGCCTACCAGAAGGCGAAGCTCGGAAAAGGCCACAACCCGACCGCGCTGCGCTATGGTCTGAACCTGACGGCGCGGACGATCCAACTCGGGGAGAAGCTCGACAGCCGAACCTATGAGGTCGGCCCCTATTATTCCTTCAAGGTCTACGAGCCGAAGCAGCGCGACGTCCTCGCCATCGACTTCGAGGGCAAGGTCATGCAGCACAGCTTTTGCGATAATGTTCTGGATCCCTGCATCGTCAGGGGCTTCATCCGCGACAACTACGCAAGCCAAAAGGGGAAAGGGACGCACGACGGCCTCGACAGGCTCGAGAAGATCCTCTGGCACTACTTTTTCCAACGCAAGGTAAAAGCCGAGCAAGAGCGGCGGGCCGCCGGCCTGCCGGCCGTGCCAGTGGAGCAGGGCGGCTATGCCGACGGCTACGTCCTGAAGGGCGACTTCTCGAAGTTCTTCTACTCCATCCTCCACGGGCAGCTCTTGAAAATGGCCCGGAAGAAACTCCAGTGGCTCGGGGATCCCGAGCTCATAGAGTTCTCCGACTGGCTGCTGACCCTGATCGTCGACAGCACGCCCAACCCGGGCATACCGATCGGCAACCAGAGCAGCCAGCTCCTCGCCCTGCTCTACCTCGACGGGCTCGACCACCTCATGAAGGACGAGCTCGGCCTGAAGTTCTACGGCAGGTATATGGATGATTTTTATATCATTCACGAAAGCAAGGAAAAGCTCCGGGAGATCCTGAAGATCATCGAGGAGTACACGGATCCGCTGGGCCTGACCCTGAACCAAAAGACGCAGATCTTCCCAATCAAAAACGGGATCGACTTCCTCGGCTACCACACCTACATCACGGACACCGGCAAGGTGATCCGCAAGGTGAGGGCCAAGAGCAAGAACAACATGCGCCGCAAGATCCGAAAGTTCCGGGGGCTGGTGGACAGCGGCAAGATGACCCTCGAGAGCGTCGAGCGTTCATACGCGAGCTGGATGGGGCACGCATCGCACGGCAACACCCACCACCTGCGCAAGAACATGGACGCCCTTTTTTATGCAGTTTTCCCGGAACTGAAAAAACCGAAAGGAGAGCAAGACAATGGCTCAAAGCATCAATAATCTGGCCGTCGGCTCGAAGATCAAGTTCGGCAGCCTCTACGGCTCGCCTATCATCTGGAAGGTGGTGGGCAAGGGCCACACCGGGTACCCGTCGGGCTCCATAACCTTCCTCGCCGAGCGCATCATCAAGCTCATGTGCGTCGACGCGAAGGAGTCCGGCAGCGCCGACTCTAACCGCAGGGACTACGGCAACAACAGGTATATTTATTCCAATATTCGCCAGTGGCTCAACAGTCAGGCCGCCGCCGGCGCGTGGTACACGGCACAGCACGCGACTGATGCCCCGCCCACCAACGCGAACGTCTGGAACAACAACAACGAGTACGATGCGATCGCCGGCTTCCTCAACGCCTTCTCGGCCAACGAACGCAACGCCCTCCTCAGCACCACGCTGACGGTCGGCAAGTCCAGCACGGACGGCGGCGGGACTGAACAGTTCGCCGATAAGGTGTTCCTGCTCTCGCCCACCGAGGTCGGCCTGACCGGCGACTTCACGGAGGGCACCAAGCTGGCCGCCTTCAGCGACAACAACAGCCGCATCGCGTACCCGACGGCCGCAGCCGTTTCCAACAGCGAATACACGAGCGGCAGCCTGTCCTCGACACAGCCGTGGTACTACTGGCTGCGCAGCCCATACGCCTCGAGCTCGTACGTCGTGCGCCTCGTCAACACCGATGGCACGCTGAGCTACAACTTCGCCTTCAGCGGCTACTACGGCCTTCGCCCCGCTTTTAATCTGTCCTCTGATCTCTTGATCTCTGACTCCGCAGACGGGGACGGGTGCTACACGATCATTTACAACCAAGCCCCCACCGCCCCCGGCACCATAACGGTGCCCACAGAGGTGATCGGCGGCGAGACGCTCAGCGTGTCGTGGGCAGCATCTACCGACCCGGACGGCAACCTCTCCGGCTATAAGCTGGAGCGCAAGGTCGACGCCGGATCGTGGACGCAGGTGTACGCCGGCAGCTCCCGCACCTACGTCGACACCATAACCTTCGGCTGGGGCACGGTGCAATACCGCGTGAAGGCATACGACGCGGCCGGCGCCGAGAGCGCGTACACGACCAGCGCCACGAGGACGGTCATCAACAACCGGGCCCCGGAGATCTCCGGGAGCGACGGCGCCCTCGGTACATTCGCCGGATCCTTCACTCCATTCGACTATGTCGTAACCGACGCCGACGGCCATCAGGTCACGGTCACGGAGAGGATGAACGGGGCGATCCTGCGAACCTTCACGGCCACGCTGGGCAGCACGAACACGATCAGCTTCACGCCGCAGGCGTGGCTCCAGATCTTGAACGGCAATCACACGCTGACCATCACGGCGACCGACGCACAGGGCGCCACCGTCGTGCGCACCAAGACCTTCACCAAGCCCATGAACCAGCTCTCGTTCGCGCTGACCAACTCGCTGCCCGCGGACGAAATGCCGACCAAGTGCATGGTCAACGTGCAGGGATCTTTCCCGGCCGGCAGCACCCTGACCGTGGAGGTCTGCAACAACGGCAACGACACGAGCCCGACGTGGGAGAACATCACCACGAAGGTGCTCACCGGGCAAAAGCACTTTTTCACCAACACGACCAAGACCGCCGGCACATGGGGCTTTAAGGTGCGCGCCACCCTGCTGAGGGGATCGGCTACCGGCCCCTGCTATATTCAGAGCATAGGAGGGAACTTCGCATGATCAAGCACAGAGAGGACAGCATCGCCGAGCTGAGGGAGAAAGAGCGCCAGCTCGCAGAAAAGGACGCCAAGATCGCGGAGCAGGCCGAGACCATCGACCTGCTGAAGGGCTGCATCATGGAGCTGGCTGACGTGGTGTTCGGAGAGGAGGTACCGGCATGAGCAAGCTCGTCGAACTTTACGCGAAGGAAATAACCAAAGAAGGGGCGACCATGACCGTCGCAGACGTCCCGGCCCGGCTGCGCGATGAAGTGCAGGCGGCCGTCGCCGCCGCCCAGCAGGCCGTCCAGCCGGATGCGGGTGAGTGATATGCTTGCCCGCGTTTTCATGTGGCTATTTGCCAAACTTTCAGGAAAGGAGGCGAGAGCGATGCTGGTGCGTCTTTACGCCATCGAGATCATCGAGGCGGGCTACCCCGAGGAGAATGTACCCGCCGGGCTCAGGCAGCGCGTCCATGACTACCTCGTAATGGTCGGATATTACGAGGAGTAAGCGGTGCCAGACTGGGGGCTGCCACACAAGGCGGCCCCCCTTTTCTTTAGCGAAAGGAGGGGAACCCAATGGCCGCAAAGGTCAAGATCAGCGAAATGCTGAACCACTACGCCCCGCACGCGGTCGTCACGAACGGCAAGGCGCCGGCATCGCCGCCGGCCAACCAATGGGGCTACACAATGGGCGGCGACGGTCGCGTCGCAACGCTCGACTACCTCACCGCCCGGGCAAAAAGCTCGTACCCGAGCACATGGGAGAGCTACGTCACCCGGACAAAGAAGTGGATCGGGCGCCCCGTTCACGACTGCAACGCGCTTGCCGAGGCGTTCCACAAGAAGGTCACAGGCGTGAACATCGACACCAAGGCCCGCTCGAACTATGCGAACTGGTGCAGCCCGAAGTCGCCGACAGCGGCAGACAAAAAGCTGACCGGGATCCCGCAGCTCCCCGGCGTCGCGGTATTCAGCGGCCCGTCGGCGTCCGGGATCACGCACGTCGGCTTCTTGCTCTATAAGTACGGATCCGGGCCGCTCGACTGGTATGTGCTGGAGGCTCGCGGGGCCGACTACGGCCTCGTCGTCACCAAGCTCACCGAGCGCGACTGGGCGTGGTGGGGCGTCATGAGCAAATACTTCGACTACGATGCGGGTGCAAACTGGAAGCCGGGCCAGACGGCCACGGCCCCGGCCGCTCCCGCGCCGGCCAAGGCCACCCCCTTCTACGCAGCGTGCAGCGGGCAAGGCGTCAACATACGGACGGGCTGCGGCACCGGCAACGCCAGCCTCGGGCTGGCCGACAAGGGGGCCAAGATGCTCGCCCTGCCGGCAGTCTCCGACTGGTGCGAGGTGTCTGCCGTTCTCAATGGCAAGATCGTCACCGGCTACATGCACAGCCAATACGTCAAGGAGGTGCAGTAATGAAAAACAGAGCAAAGGGGGCGGTCGGATGACACCTGAAGTGAGCGCGATCATAACGGTCGGCGCTTTTCTTTTATCCGTGGCCACGTTCTTCATCGGCCGCCAGTCTGCCAGCAAGGCAGAGGGAAAGGAGGCGGGCAGTTTGGCCACAGACCTGAAATACATCAAGGAGAGCGTCGATCGCATTGAGAACCGCCTGAACGACGACGTCAGGCGCCTCGAGGGCCGGATCGACGAGGTCAGCAAGCAGGTCAACGAGGCCACCGGCACGGCGGCCCGGTCGCACGAGTCTGGAAAGAGCGCCCACAAGAGGATCGACGAGCACCTCGAGCGCGACCACGGCCAGACGCTCGTCAAGCACAAGGGAGGGAGCCGCGATGAATGAGTTCAAGCGCCGGCGGCGGCCGAAGCGCGAGTTCACCAAGCAGATCGTCGCAGCCGTGCTCCTGACCTATTTCCTCGGCGTCGCCATCGGCGCCGTCGTGGTGCTGAAAACGGCACCCGATCAGCTATTTGCATACCTGACCTTCATCGGTGCGCCAACGGCCACGACCGTCGGCTTCTACTGCTGGAAGGCCAAAAACGAGAACATGAACAAACACCCGAGCGCCAAAGCGGAACCCACCGCCGGAAATGGCGAAGGCTACGAGCCGCCCGAGACGCCGGCAGAAAACGACGAGGAGGTATGACCCTATGATCGACCTGACCCCCATCATCAACGCAGCCATCGCGGTGATCGCAGCCGTGGCCACCGCCTTCCTGATCCCGTGGATCCGCAGCAAGACGACCGAAGGCCAGCGCAAGGAGCTCGCCGCGTGGATCAAGATCGGCGTCGCCGCAGCGGAGCAGATTTACAACGGCCAAGGCCGTGGCGAGGAGAAAAAGGCGTATGTGCTGAAGTTCCTCGAGGAGAACGGGTACACCGTCGACCTCGAGGCGATCAACGCCATGATCGAGGCCGCCGTGCAGCAGCTCAACAGCGGCGCCGGCCTGACAATCGACTTTGGAGGTGCAAAAAAATGAACCTGAAAACGCTCATACTCACGAATAACGACTGCTACAAGTCCGGCAAGAAGCACACCGTCAAGGGGATCATGGTGCATAGCACCGGCGCCAACAACCCGAACCTGCGCCGGTATGTGGGCCCCGACGATGGCCTGCTGGGCTTCAATCAGAACGGCAACCACTGGAACACCGCAAGGCCGGGCGGTATTCAGGTGTGCGTCCATGCCTTCATCGGCAAGCTGGCCGACGGGAGCATCGCCACCTACCAGACCCTCCCGTGGGACATGGTCGGCTGGCATAGCGGCAGCGGCAGCCTCGGCAGCGCGAAAAACGCGAACAACAACGGCTTCATCGGCTTCGAGATCTGCGAGGGCGACCTAAACGATGCCGCGTACTTCGGCAAGGTTTACACGGAGGCGGTCGAGCTTTGCGCGCACCTATGCGACAAGTTCAAGCTCGACCCCATGACTGCGATTATATGCCACAGCGAGGGCCACAAGAAGGGCATCGCCTCCAACCATGCGGACGTGATGCACTGGTTTCCCAAGCACGGCAAGAGCATGGACACCTTCAGGGCGGCGGTCAAGGCTGCCCTGAGCGCCCCGGCGGCCCCGGCAGCGCCCGGGGGCGGCCCCGGCACCCTCTACCGCGTCCAGTGCGGCGCCTTCTCCGTCAGGGGCAACGCTGACGCGCTGGCCACCAAGCTGAAGGCCGCCGGCTACGCGACCTACATGGTCAAGGTCGGCACCCTCTACAAGGTGCAGGTGGGCGCCTTCGGCGTCAAGGCCAACGCCACCAAGCTGGCCACCGAGCTGAAGGCCAAGGGCTTCGACACGTTCATCACGACCGAGGCCGGCACGCCGGTGTAATGCAGGACGCGCCCGCCCATATTTCACAAAATGCCGGAGCTGCGGCGCCGATCGGCGCCATGAGCGCCACCATTCTGCAAGCCGCCCCGACATAAATGCAAAAAACCCGCTCCCGGTGATCCCGGGGGCGGGCTTTTTTTGTTTGTCAGACCGCACGACGCTCTCTCAGAAAGGCGGCGGCGGCTTTGTAGATCTTCGTGCCTCTGTTTGGAGCAAGCAGGTCGATGGCCTCCCTGTCTGCCAGCGACTTCATCAAGAGGGTATCGCTGGCCACGGCTTCCCCGAACTCGCAAAACGCCGGAAAGACGGGTAATGAGCGCGGATCGCCGAAGCCCCCGCCCTTCTCCTGAAGATACACGGAATAGGCATAAAGCGCGGCGCGATCGGTCTCTTTCATCTGGTTAAACATGGCGCTGAGGATGGCGCTCTTTCCGATAAACCTCGAAAAACGCACCTTGCAAGCGTGGGCATACCGAGAGAGACCCGGATCTGGCGCGCCCTCGTCCTCGTCTGTTATCCTGCTTATTATCGCACTGACGTCCTCAGAGCAAACGCCGGCCGGAAGTGCTGCCTTCAGATCGAGCGCGTAGTCCGTCTGGCGCTCAGTCGGCCCGGGCATGGGCTCAACATTTACCGCGATCGGCTCGACAAGACCATCGGCCACAGCCGCAGCCCGGGCATCCGCTTCGGTCTGCACCTCATACCGCTTCGTGTTCTTCCTCCCCGTGCTCGCGTTCTGGCCAACCACGCAATACCGCCCAAAATTAACAAAGCCGCCGGATGGGCTGACATATCCGTCGACATCAGCGAGCAGCAGCTCTCCCGGCGTGCGTTGCGCCACCTCAACCTCGATCGGTCGCGCCTTCCCTATTGTTACTGATACACTAACCGCCGGGTTTTCCTTTTTCTTGAATAAATCAAACAGGCCCATGAACCGTTACCTCCTTTTCTCAAGCCGCAGCCATATGTAAATTGTGCCTTTTTTCGCATTTACCTCTTGACTTTTCAAGCGTGGAGTTTTACAATAAGTGCGAACAAAAGCGACTGCGCCAAAAAGTGCGAACGCTGGAGTTCGCACTTCTTTTTTTATCTCTAAAACAGAACAAAACCGCCAGAAAGGAGGCAAAACTCCGTGAATTACAAATATCTCACGCTCGAGGATCGGCACGAAATCGAGCGGCGCTACGGGGCCGGCGACCGGCCTGCCGACATCGCCCGCAGCCTCGAAATACACCCGGCGACAATCTACCGGGAAATCGCCAAAGGCGACACCGGCAAGCTCGACAAGTATCAGCGCCCCGAGTACAGCGCCGAGCTCGCGCAGCGCCGGGTACAAGAAAACCTCCGGCGCAGAGGTAAGCGAAACACTGACACGGAGCTCGCAGCAGCCGACAACGGCACGCTGCCGACGAAATAGGCAAGACCACCGGCCACACGGCCGGCCGAAACGAAAGGAGCACCGCCATGAAAAAGATCAAGAACCTCAACGGCTACGCGATTTATGAGGCTGGCCAGCGCGACGTCACGAAGTACGGCTTCGCCGCCGGCAGCTTCTACGTCTACTTCGCCAGCGACATCCGCGACTTCGGCCTCTCCGGCAGCCCCCCCGAGTTTGAGGACTGCGGTAGCCTCGAGGAGGCCGAGGCCAACTGCGCCGGCAACTTTGCCATCGCCAAGGAGATCGTCGAGGGCCGCACCACGGCCGCCAGCATGGAGGAGATCCTCGAAGTCGAGGCGCAGCTCGACGCTGGAGTGGATCCCGACAACATTGACGAGCTGGACGAGCTTGAGGCCGTCGCCGATGTCATCGCCAAGCACTTCCCGGAAGAACCCACGGAGAAGATCGACGAGCTGGCCGATCGGATCCTCACGAACATCCCGGGCATCAGCCCGGAGACCCTCGACGCGCTCCTGACGTCCGGCCGCCAGCTCATAGAGGCCATTATACCGGCCCTCGAGCAGATCATGGCCGTCGCCAAGCAGGCGTTCGAGGCTCTTGCCTCTGGCATCGGGGAGGCGATCGGCTGCTTCAACGGCTTCACGGACGCCGCCCTATATGCGGCCTGCGAGGATCCGAAGCACTGGCACTATTACAAGCACGCCAAGAAGGCGCGCACCCGCAAGAAATACCGCCACCGCCTCGAGCGGTCGCTGGCCCGGGCGATAGCCGCCAGCGAAGCAGAAAGGAGCTGAGCACATGCCAAAGATCGAATATGTCCCCAAGAACTTCAAGCCCGAGAGCCTCGCCCTGATCGAGAAGATCAACGGCGTCATCACCGACTACGCCCGGCAGGGCTTCAGCCTCACGCTGAGGCAGGTTTACTACCAGATGGTGGCCCGGGCGATCATCCAGAACAACGAGCGCAGCTATAAGAACCTCGGGAACCTGATCAGCGACGCCCGTCTTGCCGGCCTCATTGACTGGCAGGCGATCGAGGACAGGACGCGCAACCTGCGCGGGAACTCCCACTGGACGACGCCCGGGAGCATGGTCAACTCGGCCGCCTATTCCTACCACCTCGACCACTGGGCTGGCCAGCGCAACTACGTCGAGGTGTGGGTGGAGAAGGACGCCCTCGTCGGCATCGTCGGCCAGATATGCGGCCAGCTCGACGTCAGTTTCTTCTCGTGCCGCGGGTACGTTTCACAGTCCGAAATGTGGGGAGCCGCCCGCAGGCTCAGGCGCCACACCGAACAAGGCCAGAACATCGTCCTCCTGCACCTCGGCGACCATGACCCAAGCGGCAAAGATATGAGCCGCGACATCGTCGACCGGCTGATCACCTTCGAGACTGAGCGCGTCGACTTCCATCGGCTGGCCCTCAACATGGATCAGATCGAACAATACGGCCCGCCCCCGAACCCGACCAAGCTGACCGACAGCCGGGCCACCGGCTACATCGAGCAATACGGCTATGAGTGCTGGGAGCTCGACGCTCTGGAGCCTCAAGTCATCAGCGACCTGATCAGCAAGCACGTCCGCAGATACCGCGACGACAAGCTCTACAACGCCGTGCTCAAGCAGGAACGCGAGGAGAAGGAGCTCCTCGAGGATCTGGCGCAAAACTGGCCCAGCATCGCCGAAAACTGGGACGACATCAAGGCGCAATACTGCTAAGGATCCGGGCCTTTGCCGCCTACGGGCGGTGGCCCACCGAACGAAACACCAAAAAGGCGGCCGCCTGACCGCCACAAAAACGAAAGGAGCGAACCCCATGAAACAGCAGCTCAAAAACATCGAAAGAGGCACGACCTTCCCCTTCGCCGGCCACGAATGGATCGCCCTCGAGCATACGGCCGCCGGCACCACGCTGGTGCTCATGGCTGAAAATCTTGAGGACAGGCCCTTCGACACCGGCGACAACGCCGACTGGCGCCAGAGCTCAGCCCGTAAATACCTGAACGGCCCCTTCCTCGACACCCTGAAGGACGCGCTCGGCGATCGCGCCGGCTGCCTGCTGGAGGCCACGGTCGACCTGACCGCCGACGACGGCACCTTCCGCGAGACCTGCACGGACACCGTGTTCCT